TTACAACCGACTATGAAGTTAAAGACCATCTAGTATACAACTATATTATTGGCGTGTCGGGAGCGCTAAACAGTCAGATAAATATTATTCTCCCAAGTGCATCGGCGACAGATCCAGGTCACATACTAATCATTAAAGATGAATTTGCCCCGACGCGCACTGAACAATATGCGATCACGGCCAGCGTATCGTCCAGTACAGATTTGGTAGACGGCGAAAGCGCATATTATATTTATGGCACCATGGGAGCGATTACACTTTATTCAGACGGCATAGATAAATGGTTTGTAGTGTAGGCGATTTGAGGACATGGAAATCAGATGGCATATAACGTTTTATCAGGAACAGTTGGCGCGGCTTCGAATACGGGTAGCCTTATCTATGGCACCTTTGTTGGCGATGGCTCTTCATTAATAAGCACCCCGGGCCCGAATGCAGTAGTTGCAGATTCGGCCGCCGACAATAGAGTAATAACTTTTACTTCCACGGACGGGAGCACCGTTCAGGGCGAAGAAAATTTAACATTTGATGGTACTGTACTTACAGTAACGGGACAACTAACCGCTAGTGTTGGTATTACAGGCTCGTCGATTAAAGTAGACGGGGTAGTCTCCGGCGGAGTATTCCTGGGCGATGGTTCGGGTTTAACGGGTGTTCAGACAGGGGGCTCTAGCGGCGGTATATTTACAGAGATTAATGGCTCTACTGCTTATACCACCAGCAGTGTTAAGATCGGCGCTTCTGGCACGCCAGCCGCAAATTTACATGTCAGCGGAAACTACTCTACGCCGGCGGCTTATTTAAGCGGTGGCGTTAGATTTCGTCGGCGCGCAGTTAGCGGAGCCTATACTGCATCAGCAGGCGATTATTTTTTAGGAGTGGACACTTCAGCAGCAGTATCAATATCCTTAGATGCCACCTCTTTCGCTGATGGACAAGTGCTGGTTATAAAAGACGAAGCAGGAAGCGCCAGTACAAATGTTATAACGCTTACTGCTGCTGTGGCTCAAACCATTGATGTAGATTATCGTTCGGTAGTTATTGAGTCTCCCTTCGGCGCGGTAAATCTTTATACGGATAGTACCAACTGGTTTATTTTCTAGTATTAATAGCTATTTAAAAATTTAATGGTGTTTTAATCAGAATAAAAGCGGCTTTTTCTTCGTTGAGAAGCTATATGTTATGAGGAAACTCATATAACTAAACAGCCTAATGCATTGCATTTATATATTTGTGGAGGGTATAACTAATGGCTTATAAATTTCAAACAGGCGCCACAATACTTTCAGGAAGTATTACTGGCTCGCAAACAATTACGGCCGACAATGGCTTTATCGGTGATGGATCTGCATTGCAGGGAGTTACCGGATCCGGCGGAATCACAGGCGGTATTTTCAGCGGTTCTATCCGAGTAGCCAGACTAGAGGTCGACAGCACTGCTGACTATATTGATGTGTCGACCGATCTACAGATTGTTGCTGCAGCCGATGTTGCAATCAACGCTGGCGGCGGCAATGTTAAGCCTTCTGCAAATGATGGCTCTGCACTTGGAGTTAGTGGAACCGGCTGGTCCGATCTGTTCTTGGCCGACGGAGCTGTGATCAATGTTAATGCCGGCAACTCTACCCTTACAGGTGGTAGTGCCCTCTGGCAGTCAAATGTAGCCCTCCAGGCCACTAGACTAAGAATTGATTCAGCTAGTGATTATATTGATGTTGATACCGATCTCATCGCCAAGGCGGCCGCCGATATCGTTCTTTCTGCATCCGGTGGTAATGTTAAACCAGGAGCAAACGACGAGTCTGCCCTTGGTGTGTCTGCTACCGCTTGGTCTGACTTGTTCTTGGCTTCCGGGGGGGTGATCAACTGGGATGAGGGGGATGTTACTCTAACTCATGCTTCAAACGCGCTTACCATCGCGGGCGGCTCCCTTAGTGTTAATGGCGGTGTTACTCTTGGAGGCAGTGGCGCCGATACTGTATCCGTGGAGGGTATCATGAGCTTTGATAATGGCTACTACGGCAACGTTAAAGTGACCGGCTCTACTACCGGTATTGTGTCGGCTGGAGACTTTATGATTCTTTGCAGCGGGTCGGCTGCCATGAATTTAAGATTGCCAGTGATTAGCTCTATGGGGTACAATGGTACGATACTGCACATTAAACGAGCTCGCGGCGAGGGCACGTTGGGGATGCAACATAATGTGACGATTAGCGGCTCTGGTAATAATACCATCGACGGTGATTCTTCCATTATTCTTGAATCCGATAACGCTTCGGTAACACTTATAGGTAGCGGCAGCGTATGGAACGTCTATTAAGATAAGAATAGCTTTCTTTAAAGATAATAGCTTTAAGGGCGGGTATCACAAGATACCCGCCCTTTTTCTATTTGAGATTCTACTTATAAAAGAATGGCTTATAAATTCCAATCAGGTGCTACAATACTAACAGGTAGTATTACCGGCTCCTCAACTCTTACTGCGGGCGACATCTATAACAGAGGAGACGCCCAGGGTAATACATATCTAGACTGGGACGAAGACTACCTGGGGGTGGTGACCGCGGGAAATAATGTTTTAGTTGTGAGCGGGTCTACGGTAGGTATTGGTACAGCAAGTCCCGATTATACTCTTGATGTAGCTGGCGCTGTGGGCATCGACAGCTACATCTATCACAATGGAGATGCCGACACTTACCTAAAGTTCACGGGCAATGAAGTTAATATAGTTGCTGGTGCAAAGTCAATGATCACGCTTGATTATAATAATAACAGCAGCGACAAGATTATATTAAATAATACTAACGCGGACATTGATGTCCAGATAATGGCAGACAATGGTGAAGCAGTTTTACATGCTGATGCAGGTACAAATAGGGTCGGCATCGGTCAGACGTCGCCCACCTCCACTTTTGAAATTAGCGGATCGCAGGCCGGAAACTATGCCCAGTCCACCGGAAACCTCACATTTAATGAAACTCATTATATAGTAGACTATACGGGCAATGGAGATGCCACGTTCACCCTCCCAGACGTCAGTGGAATTACGGGAAGGGTATATCATATTTTATGTCACAATCAGTCGGGGGAGGACGTTAACCTTACTGTTACCGGATCTGGCGGAGAATTCCAGTCCCCCAGTTTTGAGTCGGGTGATCAAACCTCAATCCGCCTCGGCGGTAATACTCCACAGAGCATCACAGTGGTGAGCACTGGCGGTAATTGGTTTGTTCTTAATGATAACAGGTCCCAGCAGGAAGGCTAAACAGCTTAGGAGTTCAAAATGGCAATAAATGGCGCATATGTCTGCGATATAAAATCAGATCAAACGATCAAGGGCAAGAAAACATTTATTAAAGAAGTGGTAGCCCCTGCGTTTGTTTTAGAAGAAGGAACGAAAATAACAAAAACAAAAGATGGAGCTGTCAGTGTTAATGGCCCCCTGCGAGCCCACAAGTTTGAAGGAGACGCATCAGGCTTAAAAAACTTTTCTGTTAAAAATATGAATACTGACGAGATCCAGGCATCTATCGCCATAAATGGATTAGATTATCTTTTGGTACAAAAGATTTTAGATGGAGAAGGGGAACTAAAGAAAATAAAAATCAATGATTTGTTAACCTTGATACCTTCCAAGAATGGCAGCCTCTTCAACTTTATTAACAACGGGACGAACAAGGGAGAAGGCGCCGAAGTATTTAAAAGACGGCATTCTTCCGGGCGTTCTCAAACTTTATATTTTAGAACATTAGCTGCCGGCCCAAACATAGAATTGGTTCAAAACGAAAACGAAATCGACATAAATTTGAAGGACAATATTATTGTATCAGGGATCAGTGCCGTTGAAAGTTTGACAGTCCCGTGTAAAAATATCGACAAAGTTAAAAACCCTATTGATGGGATGATTATATATGATGAGAGAAATAAGCGGTTTTGTGGCCGCGCCGGCGGCAAGTGGGTACCCCTTCACAGCCTATAAAAAACTGCTTTTATCGATACTTATCACTATTTATTTGTGAACACGTGTGAGATCAGGAGTAAATTTATGTCTTCATTGTTAGAACAGGCCATTGTAGACGCTTCGGCGCTCAAGGAAGCAGCGCTTAAGAATGCCGAAAGCGCAGTGCTAGAGAAATATTCTGGAGAGGTAAAAAGTGCCCTGGATACTTTATTAGAACAGGATATGGGTATGCCCATGCCGATGCCAGCAGCAGCCCCGGTAGGTGTTGCGCCCGATACTTCTTTTATTGACGATGTACCCCTAGCTCATGAAGATTCGAGCCTGGGTGGTCCTGAAGATGAAGAAGTAATTGAAATCGATTTTGATGATTTGAGGGCGCGCCTTCATGCCGAAGAGGAAGAGGGAATTGAACCCCTCCCTTCTGAGATGATGGGCTCAGAGGAGACAGCTGAAGAAATATTCGGCGCTGAGGAGGTTCCTGCTGGAGCAGAGCCACTCCCCGAAGTAGAACCTTTGGCAGAAGATATTGAAATTTCTGATGAACTTTTAGATGCCATCGCAGAAGAGCTCACTGTCGACGTGTCGGCCCAGCTAGGTGGCTGGGCCCCCGTAGCGAGCGGGCTCACAACCCCACATGTTAAAGAAATGGAAGCTGAAGAGGCTGCTGTTGCAGCGCAATCAGAAGAAGCTACCGAAGAAGAAGAAAAATATGTGGAACTTTATGAATCACAACTAACTAACCTCCAAAGAGAGGTTGGTGGTTTGAGATCTTTGCTTGGAGAAGCAAAAGATCAATTAAATATTTTGATATTAGAAAACGCCAAACTTCTATATCAAAACAAGGCTTTGAATAGCGCCTCCTTGAATGAGCGACAAAAAGAAAAGATTGTCGAAGCTGTTCGTAACGCCAGTTCAGTAGAAGAGACGAAGATGTTGTTTGAAACGCTTCAAAGCGCAGTGGGCGGTCATAGGACTCGCCGTATAGAATCACTTCGCGAAGCTGTTAGTCGACCAACCACTTCGATGCTTCTAAGTTCAAACAGAAGCAGAGACGCTTCTACTACTGTTGATCCAAATATGGATCGAATGTTACGTTTGGCAGGTTTAAAACAATAAAACATATTAGGAGGTTATATAAAAAATGTCTATTGTACAAAAGTTAACCGAAGGTATTATTAATCGTGACCTAGCTAAGGATGGTGCGGCTCTTGTCTCCAAGTGGGAAAAGACGGGCCTCCTTGAGGGTCTCGAAGGTGATAGTCTTCGAAACGGAATGGCCAGCTTGCTTGAAAACCAAGCCAAAGAGCTACTCCGTGAGTCTTCCACCATGAGTGGTGGAGACGTTGAGGGTTTCGCAGCTGTTGCGTTTCCCCTGGTTCGTCGTGTATTCGGCAACCTAATTGCTAATGATCTAGTTAGCGTCCAGCCGATGAGTCTGCCTAGCGGCCTCATCTTCTTCCTTGACTTTACGGTCTCGCAGGAGATTGGTGACGGCGCAGGCCTCAATAATGGTCGACTAGGCTATCCTACTGCATCTTCTCTCTTCGGAGGCAATGTAGTTGGTAGCGAACTCACCGGTGGTGTTGATCTATCGGGCGTGTGGGCCGAACGTGGTCCTTACGGGATGAACAACGGCTATGCGTCGCCGACTGGCTCTACGGATATTACGTTGAAGGCTATTAATTATGCCGCCTCGCAGACCGCCGGTTGTCTTTTCCTGACAGGAACTGTTGGTGGTTCGAACGTCGATCTTAACAGGTCGGTCATGTTCGATGCAGATCTGTCCGGCGCTGTTGTCGCTGTTGTCCAGCTTCCGCAGGCTCAGTTGACGAGCTCCGGCGGAGGTACATTAAATTTTGATGATCTGGTCACAGTCAACTTCAACCTTTACCGGGACACTGCTGTTACCGCTGGTGGTTTTGCCAGAACGGCGGGATTCTCGGGCTCCCAGGTGCGTCGACTGACTCACTTCTCGGGCTCTGATCGTAACAACGATATCCTGTTGGTGTTCTCAGCCTCGTCTGGAGTCAATGCCGAACGCCTAGCGAACTCCCTAACGGGGGCAGACGGCGCCGGAACAGGTCTTGGTTGGAAAGTCACGATGCCGCTTGAAGACAACTTCAACGCGGGCGGAGCGATTGGTTCAGTTATTGGTGCTACACCTTGGGGCTTGGAAAACAACAAGAACATCCCCGAGATCGACATCAAGGTTGATTCGATTGCCGTTACGGCAGTCACCAAGAAGCTCAAGGCCAAGTGGACCCCAGAGTTGGGACAGGATCTTAATGCCTATCACAACCTGGATGCCGAGGTCGAGCTTACTCAGATTCTATCTGAGCAGATTGCTCTTGAAATTGATCGTGAGATCCTAGAAGATCTTATCGTGGGTGCAACTGGTGCTATTCGGTACTGGTCACGCGCACCTGGTCGATTCCTTGATCGCACTAACGGTAAGGAAGTGGGAGCCTCTACGGTTACCCCCGACTTCACCGGTAATGTGAGTGAGTGGTATGAAACCCTTATTGAGACTATTAATGACGTCTCAGCCGTAATCCACCGTAAGACTCTACGGGGTGGTGCTAACTTCATCGTCTGCGGACCTGAAGTTGCTAATATCCTTGAGTTCACGGCTGGTTTCCGTGCCAACGTTGCTGTTGACAGCGACAAGGGCACTGCTGGCGCCGTCAAGGTTGGTTCTCTGTCTAAGAAGTGGGACGTTTTTGTCGATCCTTACTTCTTGCGGAACATCGTCCTGGTCGGTCGTAAGGGAAGTAGCTTCCTAGAGAGCGGATATGTTTACGCTCCCTACGTGCCGCTGCAGACCACGCCTACCATTTTCGGAGTAGAGGACTTCGTGCCCCGTAAGGGAGTCATGACTCGCTACGCCAAGAAGATGGTGCGCCCAGACATGTATGGCCTGGTGGTCATTAGTGATCTGAACATCGGTTAGTATAAACCGTTCGTTTACGGGTAAATAATATTGAAAGCCTCGGCTCCTAGAGCCGGGGCTTTCTATTTATGATAGTGGCACTACTTAACATTGAGGGTAAGACATGGCAGTTCCCGTTTTAAAACCAGCTTCGACAACCAATACAAACGTGTTGGGTGTGACCGGATCATATAAGAATGTGGCCGCGGCTCTTCCGTTTGGCATCTATGCGGGATCCTCAGACTTCCTTTCCGGCGCTGCAGACCAAGTAGCGTTCACTTATAAGAAGCTAGGTGGCGATGTTTTAGATATTGAGCTAGCAGAAGGAAACGTTTACGCCGCCTATGAAGAAGCGGTTTTAGAATATTCTTACATAGTTAATATTCATCAATCCAAAAACTCTCTTTCTAGTTTTTTGGGCCACACTACAGCATCTTTTGATCAAGACGGAGAAATTAAATCTGGAGACACCCTCTCGGGATCTCAGATTGAACTAAGGTATCCAAAATTTGACTATGGATACATCCGACGTACCGCTGACAGGATGATTACCGAAACCGGCCTGGGAGGCACCCAGAACATATATTCGGGCTCCTTTCCGAGCGTCGCCAATCAGCAGGATTATGATCTCCAAAATATTATATCTTCCTCGGCAGCTACAGATACGGCTGTTCCTTATTACGGGAAGGTGGGGAATAAAAGAATTATTATTCGTAGAGTCTATTATAAGTCACCCGGCGCCATGTGGCGATTTTATGGGTATTATGGCGGCTTCAGCGTTGTGGGAAACCTCAGAACCTATGGCCAATATGCAGATGATTCTACGTTTGATATTGTACCAGTTTGGCAGAACAAGCTACAAGCTATGGCCTACGAGGACGCCCTTAATACAAGGGTTTCTCACTGGTCGTATGAAATAAAAAACAACAAGATGCGCATTTATCCGAAGCCCACGGCCGCCAGTCCAAATAGGTTCTGGTTTCAGTTTACTGTTGAGGAAAACCCATGGGAAGAGTCCGCTTCGGATAGACTTTCTGGAGTAGAAGGGATTAACAATATGAACACATTACCGTTCAAAAATATTGCCTATGTAAGTATTAACTCTATTGGCAAGCAGTGGATCCGACGCTTTGCATTGGCTTTGGCCAAAGAGATGCTTGGGCAGATACGAGGCAAATTTGCGACGATCCCAATCCCGGGCGAGTCGGTTACCTTAAACGCGTCCGACCTGCTGGCTCAAGCAAAAGCCGAACAAGATGCCTTACGAGAAGAGCTTAAAGCAACGTTTGATGAGCTTACGTATGTCAAGCTTGCCGAGACAGACGGCCTAATAGGGGATAATGCGGAAAAAGTATTGGGCGATATACCAACCGGCATCTATGTAGGGTAGTTAGATGGGTAACCCGAACGATAAATGGACTCAGCCAGCGGCTCCTCCCCCTCCCATGTTTTTTGGGAAGAAAGAGCGCGATCTTGTCAAACAAGTTAATGATGAATTAGCGGAACGTGTTATAGGCCAAACCATAGTCTATTATCCTGTTGACATCGACAAAACAAACTTTCATCCTCTGTATGGAGAAAGCGTTAATAAAGTATGCTTGCCTCCTGTTCGAGTATACGCCTATGTACAAGTAGAGAACGAGCAAACAAACGATAAATATTCGTATGAATACAAGACCAAGCTGTCGGTTCATTTTCACTATAAGAGATTAACCGCCGATCAAAATTTAAATGTTCGCGCAGGAGATTTCGTCCAGTATGGCGATGTTTTTTATGAAATCATGAGGCTGTATGATGATACCCGATACTACTTTGGACAGGTATATCATCAGTTTCAAGTAAGTGCCGAATGCCGAAAGGCAAGAAGGGGGAATTTCCGTGTCACCGCGTAGTCAATCCATACAAACTCAAGAAGAGATCGAGAATCCGAAACAAAATACTTGGACTGGTGTTAAAGATCCTTCTATTATCCAAGAAATAGAGATGATGCCGTCCACTCTTGAAACCATAGACTTTGCGGTTTATGATTTTTTGAATGATAGGCTAGACTTATCAACCACCAGCAACGATGGGTTTAAAAAAGTGCCCATTATATGGGCCTCCACTGAGCGCTCTTTCCAGATTAAAGCAAATAAAAACCTGAGAGATAGAGATGAGACGCTTATTTTTCCTGCCATCACCCTCGAACGAAAAGGGGCCACTAAAGATATTACTAAGCGTGCTATTCCGTACGCTAACATTCCTCCCAGTAAAGACTATCCCGCTTATCGGGGGGGCACCATAACAATAGCGAGGCGCATCAATCAGAAAAAGACTGCTGAGTTTCAAAACAATATATCTCTTCGAAGATATAGCGGCGGCGTGAGGTCTATTGGGAAAGGCCAGCCAACATTTCCCGGGATTGTTGATAAAAAGACAGTTTATGAAACTATAACCATTCCGTTGCCGGTGTGGGTGTCGGTAAAGTATGAAATCAGCCTACGAACCGAATACCAGCAGCAAATGAACGATCTAATAACACCTCTATTGCGACAAGGGGGAATGAATAGCATGCCTCGTCGCCTAGAGAGAGATGGACATAAGTTTGAGGCTTTTATTGCGGGGAGTTTTGTTAATAATTCCAACAGTAACGGGCTGCAAATGGAGCCTAGAAATTATGAAACCATTGTGAGTCTGGACGTGCTCGGATATTTAATTGGCGACGGCCCCAATGATGATCGGCCCAAAGTGGTTATTAGAGAAAACGCAGTAGAAGTTAAAATTCCTCGGGAGCATGTTATCTTGGGGGACATAGATGAATATCTAGACGATCGTGGGTTTTACAGAGAATAGTAATAATAGTTGGACTTTGCTGCATCACTTTACTATTTACTTAAAGAAAACTTGCAGAAAATTAAGTATTTAGTTTTTGATAAAAAAGGAGAAGCCATATAATGCCTGTTGATAGATTTAGATTTGTTTCGCCGGGTGTTTTCATTAATGAAATCGATCAGTCACAAACGCCGCAACGCGGAGCAGTGCCACCGGGGCCTGCGATTATTGGGCGTAGCGCTCATGGACCCGCGATGCTTCCGACCACTGTTGGCTCGTTTGACGAGTTTGTTCAGCTATTCGGAAACCCTCTTCCTGGTGGCGAAGGCGGAGACGTTTGGAGAGATGGAAACAGGGCAGCCACTACTTACGCGGCATACGCTGCACAGGCTTATTTAGCCAATAACGGCCCTGTCACTTTTGTGCGATTGCTTGGAGACCAAAGCCCAATCGCCTCCTCCGCTCAATACGCCAAAGCGGGCTGGCTCTATCCTAGCACCACCCAAGATACTGTTGGCGGCGTCTATGGTCTATTTATAACCAACTCAGGCTCAGTCTCCTCCCCGCACGTTTCCGGGACCCTGGCGGCTTTGTGGTATTTGTCTAGTTCCGCCACCATTGAACTTATAGGCCCAGGGCTAACCGGCGGCGCAGCCGGATCCATCGTTCAGGGCAACGCGCGTATGGTAAACACGACTAGTTTGAGTTCGGGCGGCTCAACTGCGCAAGAGTTTAAAGTAAAAATCAAGGCCGCCGGCTCTGTCCAGACGGAGACTACTTTTAACTTTGACGACACTAGTGGCCGATACATTAGAAAGGTTTTTAATACTAACCCCCAGATGGTTAATCCTAACATTACCACAACTACGAATAGGGAATACTATTTCTTAGGCGAAAGTTTTGAACGAAACATTAATGATTCGTTTAATTATGGAACCGATACGCTTTACGGTGTTATTTTGGGCTTGTCCGCTTCTTGTTCTGATTTTCGGACGTCCTTTAAGTTGCCGCAGACGCCCCCTATTATTGCACAAGATGGTGGCGCTAGCGGAAGCTTTAATATTAATAATAGTGAAAGAGAGCTTTTCGTAGTAGTTGCTCAGGACGAAGCTGAGTGGGCACAGAATAATCTTAAAATATCTATTACAGATATTAAAGACTCTCCCAACCCATCGTTTGAGCCATTTGGAACGTTCTCTCTTCAAGTGCGCGCCTTTGACGATAATGATAACAATCCGGTCGTTCTTGAAGAGTATAGCAGACTTAATCTCAACCCTAACTCGCCGAACTATATTGCTCGGAGAATAGGAGACATGCACGTGACCTGGGACGATGTTAATAAGAAGTATAATCATCTTGGCCAATATGAAAACCAGTCCAAATACATACGCATGAATATGAACAATGATATTGATATGGGTCGCGGGGGTGAAGATTGGCTTCCCTTTGGTTTTAAGGGCGTTCCCAAGTATGAAGGGTTTAACTTCCGCACCGGCTCGACCGACTGGTCCGATTTGGATCTCAATGTATCCTCCTCTGGCGCCAAGAGTGTTATCGTGGAAGGAAGCGGCTCTATTATGAGCGCCTCCTGGGTCGACCCTGACTTCCCCCTTGTAGATGTTGGCGGCGACGGCACCTCCTCCCCCGGCACGATACATATCACTGCTAGCTTTCAGTTTCCGGTACTCCCACTGCGGGTATCTTCTTCTGACGGGGGCCTTTTGGACAAGACAAATGCATACTGGGGCCTGCAAACTACGAAGAGTCGTACCTCTTTGGTGCCCGACAACTCTATCAAAGATATGTTGCGCATGCGTCCCGTCGCTTTTGGTCGGATAACCCCCACTAGTGTATGCGAGCGAGGCCCTGGGTTCTCTTTGGATAATCTTTGCTGGGACGTCTCTACCGCTCAGGTAGGATATAGCGGCAGCTTAACCCGCGGGTTCGTTGATGGAACCAGCGCTGCAGCCGTTAAAACTATCGGCGGCGGACGACGAGCCGGCCGGTCTATGACCGCGATTAGCAGCTCCTATACAGAACCTCTTAATCGTGGATACGATCGTTTTACGGTACCGATGTTTGGCGGCTTTGATGGCTTTAATATTAGTGATTCAGAGCCCTTCACCAACTCAACAACTTTGGGTGGTGAAGCTCCTTCGACTGCGCCGGAAGATAAAGACTACGCTATGCTTTACACTGTAAAGAAAGCAATTGATACGATCGCAGATCCGGACATGGTGAATATTAACCTAGCCGCTGTTCCTGGCATGACCCCGCGAGCAGTTACCGATCACTTATTGAATATGGCCCTGGATCGCGCTGACACTTTGGCAGTTATCGATCTGGAGGGTGGTTACACACCGGCTACGGAAAATTCGAGCAGCTTTGTCGACCGCATCGGAAGTGCCGCCACTACGATTACTAATATTAAGACACGTGCCTTAAACAATAGTTATGGCGCAGCTTACTATCCATGGGTGCAGATGCGTGATACTCTGGTGGGTACGCGCGTATGGCTCCCCCCCTCTGTAGCGGCTCTTGGTACCTATGGCTCCTCGGCGCGCTCATCAGAACTGTGGTTTGCGCCGGCTGGGTTCAATCGAGGCGGCCTAAGCCGCGGCTCTGCGGGTCTTCCCACGACTGCGGTTTTGGAAAGGCTTACAAGCAAACAACGAGATGATCTTTATGAGGTTAACATTAATCCCATTGCATCATTTCCGTCCGAGGGTATTGTGGTGTTTGGTCAAAAAACCTTGCAAGCGACCCCATCGGCTCTCGATCGCGTGAATGTGCGGAGGCTTCTGATCTTCTTGAAGAAGCAGATATCCAGGATTTCTACTAGGATCTTGTTTGATCCCAATGTTGATGTAACATGGAATCGCTTCTTGGGAGAGGTACAGCCTCTTCTGAGGTCAGTAAAAGCTCGGTATGGCTTGAGTGAATATAGGGTCATCCTAGATGAGACCACAACGACTCCCGATTTGGTTGATAGAAACATCATGTACGCCAAGGTGTTTTTGAAGCCTACTAGGGCTATTGAGTTTATCGCTTTGGATTTTATCATTACGCGCTCAGGAGCTTCGTTCGATGATTAATAAAAAGAGGCTGATTTGGAATACTGCACTAATTAACGTAAACGGGAGTAACTAAGACAATGGTGGGACAATTTTGGAATAACGCGGCCATGGAGCCAAAGCGAGCACACCGCTTTTTGGTTGAATTTAATCTACCGGGACCGGCCGGAGGAACTACGACGCAGATTTATGCTCGAAAAGTAACCAAGCCGGCCTACGATATTGGCCAGTCCGAACATAAGTTTTTGGGACAAACCTATTACTATCCCGGGGCCATTACCTGGAATGACGTGGGAATCACATTGATTAACTCCGCCACTCCTGATTTCGATCTGCTGTTGCAGATCCTACTAGAAAACGCAGGGTATGTTAACCCCGATGGTGTTTCGACTGCCCCGAGCGGTGTTACAGATGCCAGCACTGTCAACAAATTTGATGCTACGAATGCGATAGGAAGAGTTTTGATTAAAGAGCTAAATGGCGACGGCGCCCCTATTGGAGAATATGAGCTAAACAATGCCTGGGTTAAGGGCATTGCGTACGGCGATTTGGATTATGGCTCAGAAGAGCTTCTCACCGTCGACGTAACCCTGCGGTACGACTGGGCTACTTATAATAATCAACCAGGCCGCGCTAGCGGGTAGGGTATAACAATGCCTTTTTGGCAAGGATGGAGTGATCCTTACACAGAGCCAAAACGCCCTTTTCGGTTTGTGGTACCGATGCCGGTATTCGTTCCGTACCCGAGTGACCTAAGAAAAATAAGCGAGATCATAGGAGATGACGTCACCAGGGTCATTAATCCGACATACAATGCGGCATATCCCGGCGACGCCTTCGGGTGGCCTGAATTTTTTGCCGTAAGCTGTACGAAGCCCGGCTTTAAAACAGATGTTTATAAATCTGATAATGTTCTTGATGGCTTCCCTAAGATTTTTCATGGACAAAAGACGATTTGGAATTTTGATCCTGTTACGGTAGAGCTTATTGACACATATGACCAGGACTTGGCGGCGACGCTCACAGCCTATCTCCTGGGGGGCGCCGGCGTGAAGCCCACTCATGATCATGGCAGTCAGGTGGCCCGCGTCGAGGGTCAATTGATTCCTTTTTCGAATTGCATGACTGGGGAGTCTCGGTTTGAAATAATTGAACTATTAGAGCACACAGCAAACCCTACCAGGCCTCTTGAAAAGAAGTTTAAGGCTCGTAAATATATTTTACATAATCCTTATATTAGTGAAGTAGATTTTGGAACGTTTAGCAACAACGATGATGATTTCACCAAAGTTAAAATTACGTTGATGTATGATTCATATGATTACGAGTTTATTCATCACCGCGGCGGCTCGCTGTCGTCTTTGCGTGATAGAGTTCAGCTTCGACGCGAAGCGTTGCGCATTAGAAACGAAAGAAATCTTCAGAAGTATGAGCAACCCCCCCTTGAGGAAGAGCGCCCTCGTCGTGAAGGCGAGGTACCGTCTGTGGCGGAGCTCCTCAACGAGCTTTAAGGCGCTGTAGATTAATTTAAATAAAAACTTATTTACTGTTATAATTACTAACGAAAGAGAGGTGACTTTTGTCAATCCGAAATAATGAAGATCGGTTTTCGGCGCCACAGCCGGATGCCGATCCCCCCGTACAAGCACTACAAGAGGAGGGAACGCCCAGCGACCCCTTTTCGTTTGTTGTGCCCACTGAGTTTGTAGAGCTTCCCAGCAGAGGAGAGTTTTATCCAACCTCTCATGCGCTCCATAATCAGGAAACTATTGAAATCCGCTATATGACCGCCAAGGAAGAGGATATCTTAACTTCTCAAAGCTTGTTGGAAAAAGGGCTCGCGCTGGACCGATTGCTGGCTAATCTTATTGTAGACAGGCGCATCAAACCAGAGGCTCTTTTAAGTGGCGACAGAAATGCTATTTTAATTGCTGCTCGAA